AGATTCTGCGATCGGTAAAAACCGCACGGAGTTTGGTGCTAACGATGTCAACTGGGAGACCATGGCGGGTACAACCTCGGCGCAAGTACGCAACGCTGAACAAGAAGCGCAAATCGCTCAAAAAACAGCGATGGACAAGCTCACCCCCACTATCAGCAAGACCGCCGAGTTATTTACTGATTTAGCACAAAAGTTTCCAGGCATGACCTCGGCTACTATTGCCACTGTGCCACCCCTAATTGCCCTGGCCGGTGCTGCTGGAGTATCGGCACTGGCGCTGGGTGGTGGGGCTGCAGGTGGGGGTGGTATCGCCGCTAAAGGCGCAAGCATGTTGTCAAAGCTGGGTTCGCGTGGCAGTTTGTTAGGTGGCGCAGCATTGGCAGGCAGTGTTGCTGTTGACGCGGTTACCGAAAAAGACTCGGCATTAAATCGCTATGGATCGGCAGCCTTGCGCGGTGCCGGTACCGGGATGTTATTGGGCAGTGTTGTCCCCGGCATTGGTAATGCAACTGGTGCAGCGGTGGGCAGCATTGGCGCATTAATTGCCCAAGCTATTACTGATTTTAGTGCTAACAAAACCCCAGAACCGCAGCCACCCACCGAGCTTAATGCAAAATTTGAGTTACTGGCCCCGCCCGGCTTCCAGTTTATCTCCAAAGGCATGCAAACAACTGGCCCCGGCAATGTCAATGTCAATACCGGCAACGTTTTTAACGGAGCCCCCTAATGGCTGAGCAAACTTATCAAGACCGCTGGGCTACTGCCTCGTTCCGGGGCTTTGAATTTCGCACTGACAGCCATGATGCCAAGTACGGCCGCCGTTTAGTCGTCCATGAATACCCAGGGGCAGAAGAGCCGCGGGTTGAAGACATGGGCGGCAAGGCCCGCGAGTATCAACTGACCGCCTATTTTACCGGCCCGCAGTATGACCTGGAGTGCAATGGGCTTTTAGCCAAGCTGAATGAATCCGGCCCGACTTGGCTCACGCATCCCTGGTTGGGACAGTTGTGGGTGCGCGCTCAGCAATGGTCTCGGACTGAGTCCAGCGATAAAAACGGCTATTGCACGCTGTCGATTATGTTTGTACCCGGCGGCGAGCAGCCGTTTGGCGCTGAGCCCGATAAGGTAGATGTCGCATTTGATCGCTCGCACACCTTAGGCGATGCCGCTGAGGATGATTTTGACCCCGAAGCGATGAATGAAGATGGCATGACCGCGTTTATTGCCGCCGTGCAAAGCCAGCTGGAGGTAGTACGCACGGTGATTGCCTTAGCCAGTTTGCCGCTGACCTATGCCCAGCAAATCATGGGGGTGATTGCCGGCATTAAAGGCGATATCGGCACACTAATGGGCATGCCGGGCGCGTATGCCAATGCACTACGTGGGCTGATGAATAGCTTTGGTGCCAGTGCTGACCATGTTGATGTTGCCGATACCGACCGGCCGCGCGTGGTGTCACGGCTATGCACGCTGGCCGTGACGAATAACGCCGTTACAACTGGGCTAACTGATGGTGCAGTAAGGCGCAATTTACAACAACAATCTGTTTTGCAAAGCCGCTTGTTAGTGATGGCTGCGGCGCAAGTGGCGTTGACCGATTACCGCTCCGAGGCGGATAGAGACGCGGCCCTGGCCAGTGTGGATGCCGCTTTTGAGTCGTTGCTGCCCAGTCTGCCCGACGTGGTGTTTCAGGCGGCTGTGGATGCCCGCGCCGCGTTGCGTGAGGCGCTATTGGCGCAAGATTTAAAACCGGCGGTAGTGCGCGATGTGATTAACCCAATGCCTGCTACGCTGTTGGCGCATTTGCTGGAGGTTGATGAGGCGGTGTTATTGGCCCGTAACGCCGTGCGGCACCCTTTGTTTATGCAGGGGCGCGTCAATGGTTGAGTTACGGTTTGATGGCAAACGCTATGGGTATTGGCAAAAAGTGTCAATTAGTGAGTCGGTTGATGATATGAGCGCAACGGTTCGGCTGTCGATTACCCGCCCTGGTACCGGTGAGTCATTGGGGTTGTCAGCCAGCACCGTCGTTGAGGTATTGATTGATGGCTTGTTAGTGGCCACTGTGCGGCCCGATGTGGTGCGCCGGTCGGTTGATGCTAATAGCCATACGATTAGCATTGATGCGCGCTCGTTGGCCCGCGAGTTGGTGGATAGCCAGTATTCGGTCACGCTGTCCGGATTAAAACTGGGTGAGATTGCAAACAAGCTTTGTAGCACGTTTAAAGTGCCTATAAAGATCGTTGGTGACACAGCAGTTGTACCTGATTTTGCCATGCAATCCGAAGCCCCGGCCAATGCATTGATCAATGCCGCGCGAGCTGCAAATATGCTATTGCATCCCTCGCCAGATGGCGGACTGGTATTAACGCCGCCGACCAACGCCGCGCCGGTCGCTACTCTTATCTATGGCGTGCACATCAAGCGTTATGACGTGGTTGACGAGTTTAAGCTCAGGCACTCGGAGTATTGGGTAAAAGGCTACGACTACGAAAACGACGCAGCTATCAATGGCAAAGTAAAAGACGGCGGCATTACCCATTATCGCCCGATGCAGATTGTTGCTGACCGTTACGGCCAAGGCCAGGGCGGCAGTGATCGGCGCGCGTTGCTGGAGCGTAATCGCCGTCTGGCCAGAGCGCATCGCATCGAGCTGGACGTGGTCGGCTGGACCCATGCGGGCGGCTTGTGGGCGATTAATACTCAGGTGCGGGTGATTATTCCGGAGGAAGGCATCGACGGTGTGTTTTTGATCGGCGAGCGTAGCTTTACCCAGGACGACCATAACGGCACGACCACCCAATTGCAGGTAATGCACCGCCAGGCGTTTGAAGGCGATGCTAAAAAAACCGGCAAAAAAGGCGTCAGCAAAAAGAAGGTAAAAAAATGAAACAGATCTGGAACCGGCTGCAATTGATGATCGGCCACGGTGTGGCCACGTTGGTAAGCGCTGATAAATTGCAGGTAAAGGTGCTGGATGGCGAGGTGCTTAATAACGTGCGCCGGGTTGAGCCCTATGGGTTTAGCAGCCGACCGCTGGCGGGTTGCCAGGCGTATATCGTCTTTCCGTCCGGTGATCGCTCGTATGGTGTGGCACTGGTGGTAGGCGATAAGCAATATCAAATGGACCTGGTTGGCGGCGAAGTGGCGCTGCATGATGACCAGGGCAACTATGTGGCCATCAAGCGTGATGGCAATATTGAGGTTAAAGCCAGCACGAAAGTGCTGATTGATAGCCCCCTGGTCGAGACTAAACAAAACCTAAAAGTCGGGGGTGACGTTGAGATTGTCGGCGGTTTGACGGTCAACGGTAAAAACGTCAGTGATACCCATACCCACACCAGCGCGGCGGCTGGCTCACCTACCAGCGGGGTTAATTAATGTTGAATTTAGTGCAAATTGATAACGGCGTGTTTGACCTGGTGTTTGCTGATCCTGCGCAAACCGACACCGATGCTGCTGTGGCCACTCTTATATATACAGTGCTGTTTACCGATGCCGAGGCACCTATCAACCGAGCCCCGGACCGATTTACCCGGCGCGGCTGGTGGGCGAATGCTGACGCGGGCAGCGGTATTTGGCATGTGCGCAGACAAGGCTTAAGCCCGGCCGCACGGCGTGAGGCACTAAACATGGTGCAACAAGCGCTGCAAAGCCATAGCCCGGCGGTATCTGAGGTAGTTGTATCAGAGCGAATCGCGCCGCCGGGAAGTGTTTCCAGTCTGTTTATAGACATCGCTGGCTTGCACAATGGCACAAATTTTTTATTCAGCACGGCATTATGACTATTTACGCCCGCCCATCTTACGACGCATTAAAAACGCGCATTGAAACTGATCTGGCTGCTATGCCAGCGGTATTGCGCGGCCCGTTGTCTGCAGCATGGGCGCGGGCGTGTCACGGTCAGCATGGTTATTTAGAGTGGATTGATGCCCAGTGCAGCCCGCTGACCTGCGAGCTGGAGCGGTTGTTTGATTGGGCGGCATTATATGGTGTGGATCGATTAGCGCCCTCATTGGCCAGCGGCGTGGTGTTGGCTACCGGTACTGCAGGGACTGACCTGCTGGCTAATACACTATTGCGCGGCCAAAACGGGTTGGATTACACGGTATTGGCAGCGGTAACGCTGGGCGCGGGGGCGACATCGGTCACTGTGCGCAGCGTGTCCACCGGTGCTGCAGGTAATTTGCTGGCAGGCCAGACGTTAACCCTGGTTGATCCAGTGCTTGGTGTTACCAGCACGTTGACTGTTGATGCAGCCGGATTAACCGGCGGCGCAGCGGAAGAGACGCTGGAAGCATGGAGGGTGCGCGTGGCCGATGAGTGGCGTGTGATGGTAGTGCGGGGCGGTCGCTCCGGCAAACCAGAAGATTATCGTTTTTGGGCGCAAAGTGCTCATCCGTCAGTCACTGGTGCATTAGTGCAGCCGCATGTTTTAGGATTGGGCACGGTAGTTGTGCGGCCAATCTGCAACGGTTTAACTGATCGTTTGCCAACACCTGCGGTATTAGCGGCTGTGGCAAGTTATTTTAATGGCATTGCCCCGGCCACGGCCGACTGGCGCGTCACTAGCCCGTTATTAAAAGCCGTCAATATTATGATTGCGTTGTTGCCCGGCTTTGATAGCGGCGCTAATCGCGTGGCTATTGCAGCGGCGCTGCAGGCGTTGGTGTTATCTGAGACAACAGAGACGGCAGTGCTGACCATGGCAGAGATTGATGCCGCCATTGCCACAGTTACCCAGCAATATACCCGCCTGTTACCGCTGGCCAGCATCGCGGTTGGCCCCGGTGAGATTTTTGTTTTAAATCCGGTGCAGTGGTCATGATGCAGATCAATCCGCATGATGCCAATGACTATGCCCGCGCCATCAAAGCCCTGTTACCGCCGGGTGCGGCTTGGGATTGGCCGGATGGTGGTGTTGGTTTTGCGATGCTTGAAGGTACTGCACAAGAGCTGGCTCGCGTTGATGCTGCCACACAGGCTGTTTTAGATAATGCCATCGAAACCCATCGTCCAACTATTGCCAACTGGCATATCAGTACCTATCGGCAAGTGGCCAATCAAGCGGTTGCGGGCATTGCTGAGGCGATGCCCCGCCAGATGTGCGCGGTAGGTAGCCGCATTGGCGTGCGATTGTGGAGCAGTGCCGCGCCGACATTAAATTTTCCGGTCCCCCTGGTGCAGGTTGATCATTTGGTGGGGCCGTTTCGGGTAGGCAGTACGGTGGGGAGCAGTTTGTTTAGCTCGCGGAGCCGTTATATTTTACGAGTGCGTTATTACCGGTCTGTAGTGCCTCCCCATCTGTTGTGGGCGGCACTTAAGGCGTTTAAACAAGCGCATGTTTATTTATGGTTTGAGGACATCACCGGCAGCGGTGGAGAGGTTAACTATGCACAAAATTGACGGCGCGGGGCATCTCGGGCACATGTTTGTAATGGAGGATGCGCTGATAAATCGCCCCCCCACTGAGATTACCGCAGATTTTATGAACGCCTTGCAGATGGAGTTAAGTAACGTCATCGAGTGGGCGGGTTTAGAGCTGAGTAAAGCAGATAACGGCCAGTTGCTACAGGCATTACAGGCCAAATTTGCATCGATAAACCCGGCCGGTGACTATGCGACTAAAACAGCTGTGCAGTTTGATGATTATAAAATTGCTGATGCCAGTGTTGTGGGTTCAGCCAATGCGATCGTCGCTGGGTTTTTTCCTGCTATTACTGATTTGGCGTCCTCGCATGGCATGGTGTTGTATGTGCGCTGCTTGGCTGATAACACCATAACGACACCCACATTTACACCTAATAACGGCATTATTGCTGCTAAAACAATCGTCAAAGGCAATAACCTACCATTGGCAGCTGGTGATATTGCTGGGGCGGGCTATTGGGCATCGTTGCAGTATGATTTAACGCTGGATAAGTGGGTTTTAAAAAATCCGGCTAAAGGGCTAGACCCTATGTCGTATGCGTCAATTGCTGAGGCTCAAGATTTAACATCAACAACAAAAATTATTACTCCACAAACTCTTCTTCTCGCTTTTCAAGGGGTCAACCGCAGTCCGGTGGCAAATGGATCGCAGCTCCTTCCTGGTGGATTTATTTTAAAGTGGGGCATAACGTCGCCGGTAATAACTAATACCGATTTTTACGTTACGTTCCCAATAGCGTTCCCAGCGTATTGTTTTCATGCAAATTTTATCGCTACAGCAAAAGATGGTACGGCCGCACAAAATAACCCATCAGTTCCTGCTATTTCTGCCGGTGGTTTTACTGGTTATTGTTCTCGATCTATCACATCAACTTTTTTTTGGTTTGCCTTAGGTTACTAATATGTATTTTGCGGAATTTGATCATAATAAATTGCAGCCAACGCAGGTAATTAGCTGGCATGACGGCGAAACGATAGCTAAACAATCGGCAGCCCAGGCGGATATTCTTACGCTAACAAAATCGCAGTGGGATAATCGACATATGACACCATATGTCTACAATAACTTGCTCATAGCACCGCCATCCGGCCCCTATCAGTCATGGGCAGGATCATCATGGAGCGATGATCCCTCTAAATTGCGTGATGCTAAAATATCCCAACTTAGCCAGGCGTGCGAAGATCAAATCATCGCGGGTGTCGATTGCGCTGCATTGGGTAGTTTGCATACATATCCATCGACACGTAATGATCAAAACTTTTTGTCGGCGCGATTTGCTAAAGCGCAGGCGTTGGGTGCCGCTGGCGAGCCGTATGCATTTAAATGTCAAGATGCTACGGGTGTTTGGGCGCGGATTGATCATACGGCCGCACAAATTATCGCCGTGGGTTTAGCAGTTGATGCGCATATTACTGAGTCGCTAAATCATTTAGATAACTGCATGGCCGATCTGGCTACTGCAGGCGATGATTTAGCGGCAATCGAAGCTGTTGTTTGGTAGGTAAAAAACGGTGTGACCGTTGTTAGTGTTCGCGCACTTTCAACGGCCACCATCGGCAGATTGAGCTGCGTTTGGCCTAGACACCGTACTGTGTACACAGCGTGTTAAAGGTAGACCAGAGTAGCAATTATGTTAGTTGTACGTTGTACCCAATGCAGTAAAAAATTATTAGAAGCCGAATTTATTCGCATATCAATTAAGTGCCCGCGTTGTGGGTATTTAAATCAACTGAAGGCCACTGAGCCTCTAATTCAGAATGCCAAGAGCATCGATACTGAGGTTTAAAATGGCAACTCCAATCATCCCGTGGATCGGTGGCAAGCGCCGCCTAGCTAAGCATCTTTTACCACTGTTCCCTGAGCATCAATGCTATGTAGAACCGTTCGCAGGCGGCGCGGCATTGTTTTTCATGAAAGCGCCTTCCGAAGTTGAAGTGCTAAATGACATCAATGGCGATTTGATCAACCTTTATAGGGTTGTTAAACACCATTTGGAGGAGTTTGTAAGGCAGTTTAAATGGGCGTTAATAAGCCGACAAATTTACGCCTGGCTGAAGGCAACCCCTGAAGAAACGTTGACTGATATTCAAAGGGCGGCCCGCTTTTATTATCTACAAAAGATGGCCTTTGGCGCTAAGGTGACTAGCCAGCATTTCGGTACCGCGACAACAAGCGCGCCCAGGCTCAATTTATTGCGGATTGAAGAGGAGTTGTCTGCCGCGCATTTAAGGTTGTCGCGGGCGTATATCGAACATTTGTCTTGGGATGGCTGTATTAAGCGTTACGACCGGCCCCATTCATTGTTCTATCTTGACCCACCGTATTGGGGCACCGAAGGTTATGGTGTGGATTTTGGTCTTGAGCAATACGATGTTATGGCGGCCCTGGCCAAGTCTATCGCTGGTAAGATGATTATCTCTGTTAATGACATTCCCGAAATGAGACAGGCGTTTGATGGGTTGGTGATGGAGAGTGTAGGGATTAATTACACGGTAGGCGGTGCAAAGAATGTTAAAGCAGCAAAGGAGTTAATTATCCGTAATTGGTAGCGTTTATTCCTGTCCGATATTCAAGACATTTATGCGTTTATTCCCGTCCGGAATTCAAGCGCATTTTGTCCGGAATTCAAAGCCGCTTTACTCTTGCGATAGATATATTCGGCATTCTCCGAGCGGTCGCCTTCGGCTGCGGCCGCTGATAAGGCGGCGGTAACTTCTTTGCGTTTATCCCATAACTCCCGCAATTCAGCTTCCAGATGTTGGTAGCCTGTGTGCGTGATATAGGGTGATGATTTAGCTTGAGGAGGTCGCCAGCGGGACATTTGGGTTCCTAAAATGTTGAAAAGCGATTGAGGAATTTTTTCGGACAAATGCCCGTTAACTCTTTATCATGAGCGCCTTTTAAATACTGAAGAAGGTTTTATCATGCAAGTCGCAGACAATTTAGCGGTATC